GGTTGCCCTAGGAAGAGGCATCATTGCCATAAGGGTCAGTCGGTTGTAAAGCGACATCACCTCCATGTCCGTTGCCGGTACATGGTCCAGGTACACAGGACGTACGTCCACTCCGTGGACATAGTCTCTACCACACGACTCGCGAAAAGGACCCCATACGTGCGTCTTCTCGACGTTCGGAACGTGTCCTGCAAATCGCAAAGTCTCAAACACTAACCCTAAGGAGCCGATCGGCACGATCAAATCATCGCCGTAGACCCGTATCAGGCTTGTGTCTTCACCAGCTATTTTAGCGCTGGCCCAAGCTATCGAGTAAAACACCAGACATTCAATTGCGAATGTGGTGGCGTTGCCCATCGACGAGAACATGTCGTGGCGAACAACGCGACCATCCGGCATCAGCCCCCATCTGACCGCTAGGTCATCAAGGAACTGGTACCAGTCTGGTGGGAAGAGCCATTCGATCAACGCTTCCGCGTTCAGATCCGACGCCGACGTCATGTCGACAGTCGCGGTTCTTCCATTTAGCGAGCCTTTCTTGGCTGCTCGATGATTCCGTGCTTGGGTAGAGAGGTCAATCCCGATCCGTCGGATTAGACGAGCCATCACCGTTCCTGCTCCTTTTTGCAGGTAAACGTTCATTGATGGTTGCCCCTCAATAACGCGATTAACCTCGGCGTTTTTCTCGACCGAGGCGACCTTGCCTTCATCCACAATCTGGTAGCCAGCACCGACTTTGAGGAGGAGTTCCTTCCATCCGTCGTTAAGCTCAAGTGCCAGCCTCATGTGTGTTAGGGCGTTGCGGGTAACCGTTTGATCACCTGACATCTTATAGTAGATGCTTCGGGTATCATCCCACCTACTGTCGGCGAGATACGGAGACCCAGGACCGTAGTCGGCATTTTGCAGACAGTCCAGGTAGACGGACTCAGACAGAACACCTAGTACATCACGTACTTTCGTCTTCGCCAAGTTTAAAACCTTGACGGGCATTCCATATGCCGCGGGTGTTTTGCGTGCAGCCCTCAATCGAAGATTCGTTTCCCCGCAAGCCTCTTCGGCTGCGAGGTACTTCGCGAGAGCTTTGTCCTCCCTTTCCTTGGGAGAGCATGCAAACCAATCACTGTTCTTCTTGACCAGAGATTGGATCTGTCGCCATGCTGCATAAGCTTCGAACCCTCCCTGCGCGAGGCAGGTTTCAGCTTTGAGGGTGCGTCCATTAACAAAATCACGGAAGTGTTCCGGAAACGTGCGCAGGCGATACTTTGCCTTATACACGTCTACCTCCGGGATCCACCTCGCGACGTCGTCTAGACACCGGTCCAACAGTTCGACCATGTCTACCGCTTCACCCGAGCTAAGGCTTCGTGCCTCGGCCCGAGATGGCGGCATACAAGTACTCCGACGGCCATTCCGGCTCTGAGAGTTCTTGGATCGTTCGTTTTTCATCAGTAGTACCTCGTAAGGGGTTACTAGAAGGTTCAGGAAAGCAGTAGGTAAATCCTACCGGACTTTCCGAGAGGCTGGGTCCTAAATGTATACAGACCCAAACTGCGATCCACGGTGCGATAACCATTAGCCTAGGCTACGGCTGCCGCCCGGGGGAGCAGGAATGCCTCGACACTGGCTTGGAAGTCAGCGTCTCCAGTGATGTTAGCGTTGGTCTCCACATCTTCGGAGATGTCCGAGACATCGGCAAATGAGG